AGAGAGAAGGCATCGTGACACCCATAACTTCCTCAATGTCGGCTCTTGCTACACCCAAGATACTATGAATGTCAGCAGAGGCAACACTCATGATGTTTTCTAAATCTGCCATTAAGCAACCTTTACCATTGTGAAGTTAGGTGAGAAGTAAACTGTATCAACACCTGCTGCCCAGCCAATTACCTGTACAAAGTCATCTGTTGAATCTGGGGCAACACCCTCTGGAACATTCTTTCCACCTACTTCAGCTTCTGGTAAGTACAAGGTTTCTCCAATAGCATAGGTTGGAAAGTTTGTATTAGCACGTATAAAGCCCTGCAACAGAAAGACTCCTACAGCATCCGCAGCTACATCAGAAACACACATAGCCACACACATTATCTCTGCTGTAACTAATCCTGTGCCTCCTGTGTTTGCAACTGCCTTCCACATCTTGGAATCACCTGCCTTAAAGTAAACACATTCACCATCTTCCAAGTCCTCACCTGCCGTAAACTTAGCCGTGATTCCAGACCAATGTGCATCGGCAGGGTCTGCGTTAATAACCATAGGAACATCAAAAGTAACATTTTCAAGATCATCTTCAGTAGAAAATGTCATTAAGGCATTGTTGGCTTCTTCTACTACAAGGGCTGTAGTAGAGTCATCAAGTATCTTGATTGAACTGGCTACACTAAACTGTAATGCGCCATCAGCACCACCAGATAGAACCAAGTCTCCTGCTATATCAGCAGATGATGATAGGTCTAAAGTTGCAGCATCAAGTTCTCCTGACAAAGTGATATTGCTAGCACCAGTAATTGCTCCATTAAGAGCAACAGCACCATTGATATCTACTGTAGTATCAGATTCTATTGTTAATACACCGTCTGAAGATTGATGTATAAATGTTCCTGTATCACCAAAGGCTAGTTTATTGGTTGAGTTTAAAGTTAGGCCAGTTCCATCTGTATGCGTAAGAGTAGTGTCAAGGTCTGCACCAAATTCAAGAAGAGCGCCGTCAGTCTTTAACTGAACATCATTAGCAAAGATTGCGTTACCTTCATCACTGCCATCAAATGTTACGGCTGTAATTGCTGCACCGGCATCATCAACCTTTATGATTACATCTGCATCATTAGCCTGGGCATCAATAGTTATATTGCCAACAGTTGTTACAAGGCTGGCTGCACCATCACCTGTAGCTATATCATCTAGTGCCGTAGCACTTGACGCTGCTGCTTCCCATGCAATATCTGTACCATCAGAAGTCAGAACGTAGTTGTTGCTTCCAATCGCAAGTGCCGCTGTTGCAGCACTCGCGTTTCCAACGATGATACTGCCTCTTGCAATATCTGCTATTTCAGCAATAGCAACTCCGTTATCTTTGATGGTGATAGCACCTGAAGACGCAGCAAAGTTATCGGAACTGAAGCTCGCAATTCCCTTGGCTGATGTACTTGAATCAGTAACAGATACCGTTGCCGTTCCTGATGAATACGCAATCGACACAGGAGAAGTACCTCCAACAATCACAGCACCTTTAGTACCAGCCGCTGAATCTGCTATGGAAATTGTTGCTGTGCCACTACTGTAGCCAATAGATGCGGGAGCATTACCTGCAACAATAGCGATACCTTTATTACCAGCAGCACTGTCGGCTACCGATAACTGGCCACTACCCGCAGATATATTTGTTCCTGCAATTCCTGAAACAAAATCAGCAACTGATTCTTTTTTAGATCCATCATCATCATCATCAATAATTACAATGCTGTCATTTGCTACAGCAACTGTCGCTGCCGTCAGTTCGTCAAGGTCTAGCGTTACCGTAAGATCACCGCTATCTCCACCACCTGACAACCCGTCTCCTGCGGTGACTGCGGTTATATCTCCACCTTTAGATGCTCCGGGTAAAAATATGCCCGCCATCTTAATTCATACCAGGAACTTTGTTGAAGAACTGGAAGTCTATGGTCGCAGCGCTGCCACTCGCCTGTCTGATGACCTGAAAGCCTGTGACCTCATTCCTTGATCTCAAGGTGATGATGTCTCCTGCTCCCCACTGTGTGCCTTTCGTGGTTGTCGGAGTAGTTCCCTCGCGCGTTTCAACAACAGAGTTTGTTCTAACGTAACCTTCGGCATAATTTGCCTGATCAGATACTGTCAGAGATGTTGCTGCATCTGTTACCGCATGGGTAACGAGTGAACTTTCTATTGGAGAAAAGTTATTTTTGGGCATTTTTCGTCCCCTTATTACTTGATTCGCTATCTCTTTCTGCAAGGAGCCTTATGGCCTCGGCAAGATTATCCTGCCTCGCCCTCTCCCTGATTCTCTCTTCGTCAATTCGCTCACCGTCTATCGTTGCCCATTCACGCCTGTGACGCTTTTGCATATGGACCCTGAGATCATGTGAAGCGGTTAGGTTGTCCTTTGTGCAGTAGGCAAGTCCCATCCGGTCGTACTCGGCCCTGTTGGGATCTTCCTTGTGAAGAAGGCATTTAACGCCTCCATACTGCCTTTCAAAGTCTGGCTTTGTTGTTGTAAATGCGTATGTGCCGTCATCCCTTCTTTTGCCGAGCTGCTGCTCAAGCATATTGCGGTTGACGACTGAGCGGTCTCCCGTCCTGTTATCGTAGACATAGACGTATCCTGCGCTCTGGAGTTCAGAAGCTGTCATCGTCATTCCGTTGCTGTTGCCAACGACGGCTCCGAGCTTCATATTCCCAGGCTCCTCGGCTACCTCTGCGTCTCTAAGTTGTTCCTGAATAGATTTTTCCTGTGTCAACGGGTTCGCTCCTTCTTAAAGTCGGGGCCAAACGTACTATGACCCTTCATCCACTTGTTTTTTTCTTCCACGTTATCCCAGAAAATCTTCTTCCAGTCTCTGGGTTTAACCTCGGTTTTAGGGGGCGGCGTGAGGTTCATCTCCTGTGCAAGCAGAAGACCTTCCTCGACGGTATACAGAGCCTCGCCTCCACCTTTCCCGTCAGGAACTCCGAGTATTAACTGGAACTCCTCACCGAACAGGCGGGCATCGCCAAGGTCTCTTTCGAGTTTTACCCTGTGGTCATTTCTTATAACTGTTACCGTCTGGTATCTTCTGGCGCCCGAGGAATCAGGAGCCTGCCGGTTTAACTCTGAGATATACCAGCAAGGCTCATGACCCCATATATCCGCTGTGGCCAGTTCAACAAGTGCAGCCACTAATAACTCCTACTCAGTCCAGTCTCTGTTGGCCTCGATTGCTATGTAATCAATCCACGCATATTCATTTGAATCGGCTCTTGTCTCAATCATTGCCAGCACAGCAAGGTCTGTACTCGTTGATACTGCTCCAGTCACGGTCTGCTTTAGGACACCATTAACGTACCACCTGGCGGTTCCGTTGATTGAAACTTCCAGTCTCAGGATGTCCCATTCAGCCGCTACGGCATCGTTATCGGCGTCAATACTTGCAATTGTGGTTTGGCCTGTCGTGGTTCCACCGTTGTAAACCATGATCCAGTCCTCATCGTCGGTAGCTTCTGCATCAATCAAAAACCCACATAAGTCAGAAGCTGAGAGGGTAACGCTTGCACCCGCGGCAACAAGGTTATTTCCCTCAAGGATTGAGGTGTCGTCGTTAACATCGGTTAGACCAAAATAAAATGCCTTGGTGTCGAGATCAGGAAACTGAACTCTACACTCAATATTTATAGGCGCCATTTTTCCGACATCAAATACCTTGCCTGTCGTGAGTCCAATGCTATGAGCATCTTCGTTGGTAGTCGTCAGAATGCCAACACCGTTAAGACCGTCAGATTCACCGACGGTTATACCCGAGTCAGTATCTTCAGCCCCCTGTCCGATTACCCTAAGTCCACTGCCACCAAAGGCTCTTCCAACTGCTGTTGCAGCAACGATGTCCTCGCCTGCAAGGAAGTCCTCAAAGATTTTTATTCTTCCGTATCCTGTTTGTGCCATCTCTATTTATTCTCCTGCTGTAGCTGTAGCTCCAGCTTTTTTATACGTTCCCTGTAGGGAGCGACTACTTCTGATATATTTCCAGTTTTTCTGGGGATACACGCCAGATTCTCCAGCCTGTTATCCTCCATGTCACCATTCATATTGTGGATAATCCACCCTTTCGGAATGGTTCCCCGCTCATTCGTCCACGCCATTCGACGCAGATTCATTAGCTGGTTGGTGCAGTAGCGTCAGCCTGTACTTCATACAGCCAGTTGCCTGAAGATCGCTCTCCGTAGGCGTACTCGTCGTAATGATAGAGAGCTGTGGCTCCACCGCCTAGTTCAGGCAGTCTCTTGGTCTCAATATATGGAGACCTGCCCTCGACTAATACCAGTGCCATTTGCGAGAAGACTCCGCCTTTTGCAAGGTTTGAAGTAATCGTGATGTTTCCATCCTCATACAGTCTTGCACCGGCGATTGTTCCCCGATATCGGTTCTGGTATGCCTCGACGGCCACACCAGCAGTCAAGGGAGCGCCACCTGTCTGGTCAACGCCTGCTGCTATCAATTCGTCATCGATATCCTTCAAGGCAAAGCCGTGGTGGATAGCGTTGATTGGAGCATTTGCAGGAGCTGGCTCAGTTGTGTTTGAGGTAATCCTGTATGCTGCTGCAGCAATTTCACCAGAGTCCAGAGCGTTAGCTCCGCCAAGCGGGGTTGTCGCACCATCGACGGCTGTAATTCCGTCCTGGTCTTTCTTTCTCTCAATAGCGTTCTGTGCAAGTGACCCTGTCTGGGCATATGCGTTGGCGCTAATTCTCAGGGCAACCCTGTCGGTGATGACAGTGTGAACTCCAATAACCGTAGGGGTTACCGAGAACAACGTGTCTTCCATTTGCTGAGGGTTGTCTAGTTCTGTATTTTCGGTGACGGCCTGAGCTGATAGCTTCGACATCGAAACTTCATTCCAGACTGTTCCTGTGTTTTCGTCGAGTCTTTGCCTATCGACGAGGTTAGGCATTACACCAGCGAACTCTCTCACAATTCTTGCCGAGGCAATCATCGTGGGAATAGAGTCGGCTAATGAATCTGTTATCGTATTTCCAACAGCCATGTCTTAATCTCCCAATTAAAAGCGGATACCGAGTTTTGACATCTGCTCCGCTGCTTGTGCTATTTCTTCTCTAGATACCGACGCCCCCGTATCGCCAAGGCGCGTAAGAAGAGAGTTGCCGTTCATCGCCGAAGGAATTCCCACTCCCGAATCGAGATCGTTAATTCCAAGTTCTTCGTTTTCCCGGGTTCTCTTTTCTTCATTCGCTGTCTGGGCGCTTGTAAGGTCCGACTCACGCTTGTCCCTTTCCAGGCGGCGAGCCGTCTTCAGGAAGTCTGCGTAGGCGTCATACAATCCTGCGACATCGGATGCCTGATAGGCTGGAGTCCATTTTTCCCTGAAGGTGCGGAGTTCTTCCGACTGTTCAAGGTCTAGGCCCAGTTCTTCAGTAATTTCCTGTATCTCACGGATCATGTCGGCTGAAGCGCTTGTAAAAGACCGGTTGGTAGTACGGTTTGCAGTATCGGCCTGTACCTTCTCCAGTTCCTCTGCAAACACCTGTTCGTCCTGAGTTGCCGTGTGGCGAATCAGGGCCTGTAGTGTTCCTGCGAGAGATACCTGTGAGTCGGCTATTTCATCGAGCGTGGACTTCTCTTCGACGGCGCGTTTATAGCGTCCGTTGAGTGAGTTGTAGTCCTGCTGCGACTTGCTAAGTGCCGTCTGCTGGTCTTCAAACTGCTTCTCCATTTCGGCCATTCTGGCCTGAAGTGAATCTATGGTGGGAGGTTGACCAGGGTTCTGGGCCGGTTGCGCTTCTGCGGGCGCGGCCTCCGTCTCTGGTACAAGGCTGCCAGTTCCATTCACTGCTTCTTCTGGCGGGTTATCAAAACCTGCCGTCTGATTTTGTAATGTCATGCACTACCCCTTAAAATAATATGTTTAAGTTACCGTCTAGTTTAGGTTTTTTAGGCTTCCTTTGTCAAAGACAAGTTACTTTG